ATCATGAACGGTTCTATCTGCATCCACACCTGTAGAATCAGTTATGTTGTAGATTTTAAAACCCTCTTTTGATCTAACGGGACCAGTAAAGCTTGTTTTAGCCATTTTAAATTCCTCGTAGTTAAATCATACCGTCGCTTCTACGATCGTCTGCTAGGACAGTCGGCACAATTGGTTATTCCTAGTTGTATCATGGGGCGTACAAGACGCCCCATGAATATGAATTAAGCTCCTGGTGAACCAAAGATACCGCGAGGGTCAGACCAGCCGAAGCTGTATCTTTCTCTTGCTTTGTATCTAACGTTACCAGTATCAAAGTCACCTTCCATCGCAGTTTTAATCGGTGTACGATTAAAATGCTTTAGACCATTCGGTGCGTCAGTTTTAAGAAACCAAGCATCGGTATCAGTTAGATAATGATTAACTTCGTAACCTCCGGAAACCATTCCTGAAGATCTTATCGCGTTAATGTCATTATCTGCTGTGCCTACTCTTTGCTCAGTTTTCATAAGTCTTTCTGCAACAAATTGAAGATTGACTGGGATAATCATTTTTGACGCTTTCACCGCTATTTTTAACCCACGATTGTCAATTAGACCAGCAATGTCGATCAATGCTTGTTCTAATGATGTTTCGTTCAAGTCGGCTGCTGTGTCCAGTTCGTTTTTATAGTTGCCACCACTTACAGTTAAGTGAGCATTAGAACATAATTCGAGACCGTCACCGCCAGTATAAGAAGAGTTGAATGCTCTGTTAAGAACATTTGCACCCTTAATTTCCTTAGCGTTAGCCATTGAACGTGCCAATGCTTTAGTGTAGCGAGAGCTGAGTCTGTCGTAAAGGTTATCCTCTACAGCTTCCTCAGTAATCGCAAAAGCTAAAGCGATTGTTTCGTGAGCGTAGCGACTAGTGTGGGCTTCAGTTGCGTCATCGTATTGGATGCCCGCTCCCTCCGCTTTCACTGGTGCGTTTCCAAAGCCTGAAAGTTCAACTTCTTCTTCGAAAGCTCTATCAGAACTTTCTGAATCGAAGATTCCCTTCCATTCCTGATCATACCGTGCATATTCGAGACCGAACAATGCATTCAATCCAGGTTCGAGCTCTTTAACGAGTTGCGAACGTGATATAGCCATTATTTAGCCTCCTATATTCCAGCAGCGTTATCGTAATAAAGTCCTTCGTTAACTCTAACGAGGAAATTACCATTAGCACTTGCTGTGTCACTGTTATCAGGGTCTTTGGACAATTCGACAATTCTAAAGTTCGCCGTAGACGCAGTAATAGTGTCAGAATCTAGTTCCTGTTTGGAACGACCTGTCTTGGTACTGCCAGCGTGCGTTGAAACGAAGTTAGCATTTGATCCTCTATTAGCAGGCCATGAGGCGCCAATATCGGTACTATCTTCTTGTGCTTCAAACAAAACATTAGGATCATCTACGACAAAAGCGACCGCATCAGTCGAAGTAGTCGATGCAGGCCAGTATTTTGACCAATTAGCTTTGCCCGTTGAATCTGTGTAGAAACATCCGTTGAAAACGCCTAATATGTTTGTCTGTCCAGCCGCAGCGATGGTAACAGTACCATCAGTATGCAACTCGACAGCATCTCCAGTGAATATATTTGCATTATATGTACTTTCGATACCATATTCGGTTTGGCCACCATTAAAGGGAGCCCCACCTAGCATTTTTGTTGGGCGAAAACCAAATGGCGCGTCTTTATTTGCCATGGTTAAGTCCTCCTAAAACCAGTTAGTTGTTTAAGTGATAGGAGCTAAGATAACTTATTTATCGGAACCTCTACCACCACCAAAAGTAACACGACTTTGTCTATCGACAGAAATCGGCATACTTCGATGCTGCTCCTTGAACAAGTTATTATCGACGGAATCTTCTTGAGCCTTAGTCTGGCTTTTAAAGTAATCTTCCCGCTCTTTAACAATCTCATTCGGTATACGAGCAAGCAGTAATCCACCAACTCCTATGACACCTGCATGTTTCCCGTTTTCAATCGTTGGAGATGGAAATTCCGGGTATTCGTCGGCACGAACAAGCTCGAATCCTTCACGAAGTCTTCCAGCCATGTTCTTTTTGTCGTCGACACCTAGTGTTTCCGATCTAATCCATCGATGTTGAAACCCTTCGGGAGCTTCAGGTGCGTCTAAGCTTGATGGCGGGCGCCAAGGTTGAGTTCTCTTTTGTTTTTCACGAGAGTTCTCAGAGCGTGAGGTTTTTTTAGATTTTTTATTTTCCATGCTTACTCCTTCACGTATTTAGCATATTCCTCCAAGGGTACTCCGAGTCTCTTGGCGATGTGGACTTGGCTTGGAGATAGTCTAACTGTTTTGCGTCCGGATGTTTTCGTGGTCGTCGACCGACCGGCGGATGCTACAGATTGGACGGGTTTAGTAGCTCCGTTACCCCCATCAAATTTATGGGGAAACTCTTGTCTGATCCTTTTATCAATCTCAGTATAGTATTCATCTGAGTTGGCGTCAAATCCTTCTTTTTCCACTAATTTACGATGAAGGCCAAAACTGGCGTAGGTCATCGCCTCATCAGTGCCGAACCAAGAATTCTTCTCTGCCCAGGCTTCCGCCTTCGGATCAGGTTTTTTAGGGGGAGTAAAAGTAGGTTGTTGAACCTGCTCCTGCTCTCCTTTAATTTTTTGTTCCTTAGCTTGAGTTGTAGCTAAAACTCGCTGGTTGTCAACAGCTAATTTCGATAATGACTCCTGGGCATTGACTTGGGCATCAACATCGCCAGCTTCAATGGCTTTCTGCAATTCAGCCTTGGCTCCTACTGTTTGCGCTTCCGTTCTAGCTTTATACTCGTCAATGTAGCTGCTATCGAGAGTGTTCAAGCGTCCTTTTAATCTTTTATTTTCCTCCGCTACGCGCTTTGCGTAGTCAAAAGAGGCATTTTCCCGACGTTCTGTTTCACGAAGCTTGCCAGTAAGCTTGTTAATTCTGGTCTTAACGTTTTCACTGTATTCGTCGAGTTCTTCCTTGTCAGAATCTACCTTGACTTCAACTTCAGGTTTTTGTTCTGCCGGCTGTTCTTTAGGACTTGAATCGTCCTTCAGTTCAACATCAACAGGATCACCTTCTGTTGGAATATCAACGACAGGTTCCGATTGCTGTATATCTTTTGTTTGCTCTTCAGGCATGGTTCCTCCATGTTAAAATAAATGCAGTATATCTTCAGGATTACTGATTGTCGCTAAAATTTCATCATCGTTGAGAAGGCGAATTTCTCCCCCCTCTATTTTGAGACGAGATCCGGCATATCTTCCAAATATAACCCAATCTTTTTCCTTACACCATGGTCCTTCTGAAAACTTGTCTTTATCCTTATATGCATCGGGTCCCATACGCAGGACATATCCGCATACGGTTGCTACTTGATGCATTTCTACCGTTTCATCAGCCAATAAGACGCCACCTTTAGTTTTTCCCGTTCCTTGATATGGTAAAACTAAGATACGCCATCCTGTCGGTTGAGGAAGACGATCTACTAAATTTGCTGGTAAATTATTAGGATCAATTACTTTTGTTTCTTGTGATTTAATTTTATCAAAATTTAATACCTGATTAGGTATTTCAGTTTCTTTAGTCACTTTCATGCATTTTCCTTTTTTGCAAGAGGTCTTTGACTTCTTGTTCTATGTGATCAAGGGATTTTAATTGTCCCACAAGATTCTGATAATTAGTATAATCTTCAACACCCCCTGTCAAGAGAATGTCAGAAATATCCTGTCTTTTTGTTCGTATTATCTTATTTAACTCTTCAATGAATTCTACAACATCCATCTATTCCTTCTCTTCAGATTTTGCTTTCGCTTGTCTGGTACCTCCTACATAGAGGCCAAACCACGCGGCTCCCGCTCCCACAATGACCGAAACAAATGCAGATTGTGCGTTCGTTGGCTCAGGTAGTTGCATGAACCATTCCGTTGTTCTCCAAAAAGCTACTCCGTATAAAGTAATTAATAGACGTGGAAATATTCTCCATGCGGTTAATCTTTCCGGTGTTATCACTTTTTCTTAAATAATCCTTTAACACCCGGAGCCATTCTCACGCCCATGCTGACGCTACAGCTTAAATATAAGAGATGTTTATAATATTCCGGCAGTTTATGGAGTGCCTCAAAGCCTCGTTCCACGTGTTCCGTCATTCCAGGAATGAAGACTAAAATTGCGGGAATCATCAGGGCAAGCAAAACAAATTCGTCTTTCCAGCTGCCTTTCATCTGGTCAACAGCGGACGCTTCCCACGATACTTCGCCGGCAATCTGTTGCTGCTTCAATTTAGTATTAGCTTTTATTTCTGTTAACTTGTTTTCAGCCTTCGCTTTCTTTGTTTCAATGAAGCCGGAAACCGCTTGCCCGGCAACGCCGAGCAAGGGTTTTAATAATAACTGTAACATCGGACTAAGCTCCTCCGCCTGTCATCTTATATAAGATGAATAAAACTACTACGCACACGATTCCTGCTTTTATCCAGTCCTTCATGCCCCAGTCGCTCCATTCCTTCAGATGAGCCCATAAATCTTTAATGAGATTCATATTTCCTCCTTGTCAAATGAGATTAAATTTTTGCTTTACGCAAATGTGAAATTTCTCTTTGGATGGCCTTTATGACCTTGTTTTACAACATAAACTTCCTTTTCATCGGGAATAGTTATAACAGGTCCACCCTTTTTATAATTTTTAATAACAGGTTGCCCCGTTTGCGCTGATTGTTCCTTAGCCATCTGCATTCCAGCAGGTGTATAGGGAAATTTTTGTCCTCCAACGTTTGGCATATTACCTCCTAGTGCAATGTTGGTTTTTCAACATTGGCCGCGCATTCTACAATATTCTTCATGAAGTGCATAGCATTATCTTCTCCCATTACCTCTATGTAGAGCAATCGAGCCACATTTATGAACGCTCCCGCTATAAAAACAGCATCATCCTGATGTTTCGTATGCTTTTTTGCCGTCGCATACGCTTCTTTCATGACTTTTATCGTTATATCGTCTATTGGTATGTCAGGCATCAATATCCTCTCTTTGCTAATCTTGGTTTTGTGATTAAACCACCCCTGAAAGCCTTCTGAGTGCTTGGTTTCCAACCTGTTTTTCGTAATGTACCGTAAACATAAGCATTTTTTCGCTCTTCGCTCCAGTTTTTATTGGAAGATTGTCGTTTAAGTTTTTCTTCTAGCTCTTTGGGCATTCTGTTCTCTTTTAATGGCTACATTCTGCCTTTGTGTCTCTTTTTTCAACAATCTTTCCTGTGCGGCTTCAGAACGATCCATATTCCGGTCTCCCTCCGCCTTGTCAAGGGCGACATTAGCCTTTAATTGCGCGATATCTTCCTGAGATTGCATTTTTTCACGGTCCAAAGTGTCTTTTTGCGTCATTTTCTGCTCTTCAAGCGCCTGTTTTTCACCACCTTGTTGCGCTTTCAGCTCCGCTTCATTCTTTCGAATGTCTATTTCCTGCTGTTTCAACTGAACAAGTGGATCATCGCCCATCTGGTCGAACATTTCCTGTTCTTCCGCCACCATCTGCTCAATGATCTCGGCAATTTTAACGGCAACGGCGCTTTCCATCTGCATTTGAAGCTGTGCCTGAATGTCTTGTGGAATTTGTCCACCATATTGTTGAGTAATTTTTTCAATTTCAGGTTGCATTTCCTCCTGTACCATGGCGCGCGCCATTAATCCAACGTGTTCGGTGATATGCCCTTGCAATAAGGACATAACTTGAGGATTACTTTTCACCAAAACGGATGACATGAACGCACGGTGCGCCCTGATGTGAGCGGAATGATCCTGATCAGGGAACGCCGTGGCCTTTTGAGCGTTCAATGTTCCAGCGTTCTCGATCGCGGGATCGGTCGGCTGAGGCTGAGGAGGTGGTGGAAGTACCTTCTCGATGTTCTGAACACCCAATGCTGCATACATGCGGCGGTACGCCTCATGTAAATCGTGCATCTCCGGACTTGACTGTGCCAATTGTAACTGTGTCTGAGCCAATGTGACGCGTTGCGCCATGGAGAAAATATTCGGATCAGACACGGGAATGACATCGATACGATCATCGAAGTCCGTTTGTTTCACCATTTGATTGCCGTTGGCAACCATGTATGGATACTCGGGAGGCAAGTATTCGGAAAAAACTTTTGCTAATAATT